TCCATATCTGATACCATTTGGTTAATGATAACCTCAGATACAACTTGACTAGCAAGATACCAGTCTAGTTTGAATTGATTCATCATGGCTCTCACTTGCGAGCCTTTTCGGAACCGACTCGTCGTCCATTAACGTACTTGTAACGGATGAGAGTTCCTTTCTTGAATTTCCCAGAAGATGACTTCTTACGAAATGCTTTGCCAAATGTTGTTTTTCCTGTTGTCTTACGTCGTCGTGCCATATCAGCAAACTCCTTGTGCATATGTTGTTGCGTCTGTCAAGAGTCCCGTTGAATACAACAAGATCGTGACTATCATCATCTCAAGACGGTTTTGCTTGAGAAGAGTGAGTAGGCGGACGGGCAGGCTGACGTCAGCCAAGGTGTCGAGCGTGTTGGTTAATTGGTTGCTCTCTGACCCGTCCATGTTCAAGCACGCTCCGCATAAACGCCGTGGTACGTGCCTTGAGCAAGATTGAGAACAACACGGAATGCGGTTTCGACTCCGTGAGGATCTACGCAAATTAATCCGAAAGGTGCGCAGAATCCTGATGCTCGGCCTATTCGACCAACGCCTTGTTCTGTTCCAATTCGAGCAACATGTTGCATCGACTTGCTGAGTTCTCCAGTGTATGCATCTCTGTCATACGGCGGAGAATCATTTGTATTTTGTAGATTTTCTACAATATCATTCATTTGTTCTTCTGAACTGAAATCGAATACATTGACCAATGGGTCAGTAATTGCTTGAGTAGCAAGTTCAGGAGAATCATCTTGAACAGTTGCTCGAGATTCTGCATATGATTTAATCAATCCAACGGATTCCCAATCATCAGATGATGTATCTGCAAGTGAATAATGAGTTCCTAACATATGAACATAGAATTCATCAGCATTTGCAGTATTATCTTGATCGTCATCGGCAGATACAAATTGACTATAATCCCAGTCATCAGGACTGTATGCTTGTGCAGCTGCAGGACCTCCATTAATCGTATAGAGATTAGGAGGTGTTGAACCTGCATTCATATGAGTAGCATTCATGTAAACTTTGAAATCGTGATATGCTCCTCGTTGTCCGGAAGTCAATGGGCTTCCTGCTAGTGCATTCATTTTTTGGAATAATGTAAATCCTCGGTTCCAAGCGTTCTTGGTAACCCAGTTATCTGGAACAGTGTGTAGATCTACAACACCTGTTTCATCATTGTAAATTTCTACCGAGTTGACATAATAGTAAACTCCTTGTCGGTAGAACTTGCGGTTAATTGCACTCAACGCCATCGCAATATCGATGAACTGAGTGCTTCCACCATCAAACTCGAAACTTAGTCGAGATACTGTTGGTGATGTTTTCTTGTATTTCTTTGCTGGGAGATTTGCGCCTGCCATGAATAACCTATCATGAAAGGGCTTATTAATTTTTAACTGTCGGTATAATGAATAATACTACCATTATGCGACCTAACAATGCGTGATTATGTACCGAGCCCAGAGGACTTCTGTCCACAATGCAAAATGGCCACGATCTATATCGTTGCCAATGAACGCCACTGCCTGATTGGCTGCAGTGTTCCTCCGTTGGAGGTGGCGTCGTAATGCGGAAACTCTCCCTGGTAGTTTCCTGTAGTTTTCCGGAAGTGTTCCCCCGAATTGTGGAATCAAATCTCCCAGGGAGATTGACACTTTCCGGTAAATGGTGCCCACGGTGCCGGGCAGGACCCGGCCGATGCTCTTGCCCGTGGTGGTGAAATATTGTGTCCCCTAAACAAGTAAAGAGGAGTGATTTGTATCACTACTGAATCATGGGGATTCACATGTGACGAATGTCCTTTCAATCCTGCAAAGGACGATTCTGATGACTATGTGCGTGTTGCTAGGAAAGCAAACCCAGACTGGCGTTATGCACATAGATCGTTCAACTTGAAGTATCCAGAGCGTTGTAACAAGTGTGAACGTAATAAAAAACGATATCAGCGGATGCGTCGAAGACTTACGAAGATCTATGATATCGCTGAATCTCTTGATGATTGGAAATATCGAAGGCCTAAACTCATTACCTTCGCTCTTCCTTCCCTCTGGACTTTCGATCCAGATGGTGTTAACGAACTGAAACAGTTGCGTTCACTTTTACCCGCAGCTCGAAAACTGTTAATCGAGGCTGGGATTAAGGGTGGTGTCTATGTTCCTGAAATGACCACCCGAAGTTATCAGGATATTGGTGGGATGGTTTACAAGCATCATGCCCACATTCACATGGTTGCAGTAGCACCATTCATTCATAATACTAAATTGAAGGAGTTTTGTGAAACTTTACTTCCTCTTGGATTAGGTCGAATCAACTACGTTGCTCCAAGAGGTGCTGGATCTAAGAACAAAGTTGCTTCTTACATCTCGAAATATCTTACCAAAGATGGCAGAGTTTGTGCATCGTTTGGTATCATGCGTAATTCTCATAAACATATTCAGCGAGATCTATCGCATCCTTAATCATCATTGCAGCTCCTAAAATCGGAACTGCTCTAATTCCTATTCTTCCACCGGTACGACCAATAATTCCTATCGTACCTTTGATTTGATTTTGTGATAAATGTTTGAAAAGTGTTGGTAATGCCCAAGTCATAACTGCTCTTGCGCCTGTTTCTATTGTTCTATCCAACATCAGTTGTGTTGGTGATCTATGATGTGGATGTGAATCCTGTACTTTTTCCATATCTGATACCATTTGGTTAATGATAACCTCAGATACAACTTGACTAGCAAGATACCAGTCTAGTTTGAATTGATTCATCATGGCTCTCACTTGCGAGCCTTTTCGGAACCGACTCGTCGTCC